AAGCGTGCGTATTGCCTGAAAACACAACCCGCTACGGGGGAGACTTACCCGAAATCTGATTTATTCAACAAAGCCCTTTTGTGTGAGCTGCCAGCAAATCGCCGAGCTTAAACTAAAACACTATCGGGGGTTATAAATTGGCTGTTCAGTTCGCTTTTCCGTGGAATGCTCCTCGGTCGGCAATAGCCAGCCCTTATCTTACTTATGACCAACAGCGTCGCCGCGATCGTATGTTCGCGGCTTTGCTGCATGCGAGAAAGGTGCTTTCTCTGCAACCTGAGTGCGTACGTTTTGATGTATACCGCACCGCTACGGTGCTGGAGCAAAATCAAGGCAGTCAACGAGCCAATGCCTTTTTAATCAGTTTCTGCAAAAAGGCATTGCCACGTCTTGAACTGGTCGCAAAAAAATACGAGTGCACAGGTATCAATAGCAAGGTATCAGCCGCTGTCTTTGGTGGTCATTTCGATACTGAGCTTATGCAATATCAGGCATCACGCATGGTCAATATGGTCGCCAGATATAACCGACTTCCGGATATGGCGCGCGCCGATATTGATCTGCTGGCCGCTGATATAGCTAATTTCATTCGCTCTGAACTGGCTAACATTGATGATTCTGATTTTGGTGAGTTCAGAACACTTTATGCCTGGTATATGCACGCCGGGTTTATCTCTCAGCAATTTAATGTAACTCCTCCCAAATGGGAGCGAGTGATTAATAAAGTTTTCGATAAAAATGATATTGCGCCCGCAGTAATCCGCATGTTTACCGAAACATGGTGGCGTAACCGTCTGCGACGCATTGCGGCTGCATGGCGCGAACATCTGCAAATTGCAGTCGGTAATGTCAGCAAAAAAAGACACGCATATGCGAGTAAAAACTGCGTGACTGACTGGCGCGAGCAGAAGCGCCGCACGCGTGAATTTCTCAAGGGGCTGGATCTCGAAGACGAAGACGGCAACCGCATCAGCCTAATTGAAAAATACGACGGCTCGGTCGCTAACCCTGCGATACGTCGCTGCGAGCTGATGACCCGCATCCGTGGGTTTGAAAATATATGCAATGAGCTCGGTTATGTCGGTGAGTTTTATACCCTGACCGCACCGTCAAAATATCACGCCACAACTAAAGCGGGATACCGTAACACCAAATGGAAAGGAGCCAGCCCGTCGGACACGCAGAGTTATCTCACCGGCCTTTGGGCGCGCATTCGTGCCAAGCTGCACCGGGAAGAAATCCGCATTTTCGGCATTCGTGTTGCTGAACCTCATCACGACGGGACGCCTCACTGGCACATGCTTATGTTTATGCTGCCGGAAGACGTTGAGCGCGTGCGCCTCATCATTCGCGATTATGCGTGGGAGGAAGACCACCACGAGTTGAGAAGCGACAAAGCCAAAAAGGCGCGCTTTCATGCCGAGGCCATTGACCCAGAAAAGGGCAGCGCTACCGGCTATGTGGCTAAATACATTTCAAAAAATATCGACGGCTATGCTCTGGATGGTGCAACCGATGACGAAAGCGGTGAACTGCTGAAAGAGACCGCTCCAGCCGTTTCTGCATGGGCGGCGCGTTGGCACATACGTCAATTCCAGTTTATCGGCGGTGCGCCGGTGACGGTCTACCGTGAGTTGCGCCGCCTCGCTGACACCGAGACCGCACACGGCCTGAGCGTTGAGTTTGCGGCCGTCCATGATGCCGCTGACGCCGGTGACTGGGCTGGTTACGTTAATGCGCAGGGTGGCCCGTTTGTCCGTCGCGATGATTTGCAGGTGCGCACGTTGTATGAACCGCGCGCCGAGTTTAACCAGTATGGTGAAGAAACCGTCTGCATCCGTGGCGTGTACGACTCCGCTATCGGTGCTGGCACCCCTATTTTAACCCGGCTCACGCAGTGGAAAATTGTGCCGAAATGTGCCGTTGATTTGGTCGTTGACGTTAAGGGCGCTCCTGCGCCCTCTCGGAGTTCTGTCAATAACTGTACGGAAAGCGAAAGCGATCCACCGATACTGGATTTAACAAAACCGCTGAGTCGGCGTGAAAGAAGAGAGCTGGCGAACCGACTCAGGAAGCAAAAACCATCAACACGGCGAAAATTCACCCACGGAACGGACGAACAAAAAGAAGCTTTGTCGAAAACTATCGACGAGATACATCTCACAACCGGCATCACCATCAGCCGGGGCGAAGCCCTGCACCTTATGGCAGGTGGTAAGAGTTGCTTTAACGGTAAATGGTTGCGTGGAACAACTAAAGGAGAGGTATTTTCCGCAACACCTTCACAACAGGCTCAAGCCCGGCGGATTCTCAGTCGCGTAGCGGCTTTAGTCGGAGCGGTAACAAAACATGGTAGTTAATATTCATCCATATCATGTACATACATCACTCCCACGTTTTTTTTCTCTTCCCATCTTTTGTCAATACGTGATACTGTACAAATATACAGTAAACTCTATCGGAGGGATTTCATGGTTGGCGAACATTTCAGCCGAACTCAGCAAAAGTGGGCTTGTGTGCAATTCATCGCAGAGGTGTCTCTGATTGCAAATTGCAAACCGTCAGACCTTAAGCTCGCACTTACTCTTATTGCTGATTTAGCGAACAGTGAAAGTGCTGAGGATGAACCGGATATTTTCTATAAAGCCGAATAGATTTTAAGCTCCGGGTATGACATGCGGGGTCAGGTTGCGATACCTATAAGAGCATTGACCTTGATAAAAACTCGATAATCAAAATGAATACGAGGTAACAAATCTCGCGATTATCTTCGGATTTCGAAAAATTATTAAAGTTAAAATGAAAAGCACCCTTATTTTACTAAGAGTGCTTTTCAACTCTATCCTAGAAAGTAAAACGCTCAACCGCAGAGAATATCTTATCAAAAAGTTCCTCTGAGAAGCTAAGAGAACCATTAGAATTCACTTCCAATGTTTCATGGCCGGCGTTAGATTCAACACTCAATTTCACTTTATCAATCGTGAATTTTGCATTTTTAAAAATATTCCTCATTTCATCGATCGCGTCATTTGAAGACTCAAGCTCTAAAATTCCAGATGTATTTTTACTAAAAGTTAAATCCTTTAATTTGGCCTTATGTACTTGAACCTTTTCGAAGTGAGGTGTGATAAATTTTATAAACTCATCAATTCGAATCACAAGGTAAGAAACATTAAAGTCGGATTCTGTTGCTTTAATCACATTGGATATAAAACCCTTAATACTTCTAGGCGGAGAATCAATTATTAAAATGAAGTTACCGCCTTGAGCTTTAAAAAACCAAAAGTTAAACTGCACATATTTGAAATGATTAAATTCAGTTTCATTACCATAGGGGTCTATGATTACTTCGCTTACTTCAACCCTTTCAATATATTTTGAGGATATATACTTATCTTCATATGAAAGAATGCTAAACCCCCAACCTTTGTCACTGTCAAAAGGCGTGTTTATGATGGCCTGATATAACCCATCAAGACCGGCAGGGAAGTTGGCAGTAAACCATTTTGTTTTCATAACAACTCCTTTTATTTTTCAGTGACTACCTCGAGAGTATTTAAAGATATTATTCTATTAGAGATTTCTCGAGCCGTTTTTTCTATTAATAATAATAGCACATTTTCTTTTTCCTTATCCACATTTTGCCGATTAGTAAACACATTTAATTTTTTATATTTATAACACCCACGAACAAGATAAGAAAACAACTTACATTTATCCGCATCCACAAACTGGGCTTCGAATTCATACTTATCGGAGTCTTTAAAACCTTCGACTACCGAACTCCATATAATCTTTGTAATGTAAAACCCATTACTCAATAACTCTTCCAGTTCTGGTGATTCAAGGACACCCCGTCCTTTCAGTGATGCCTTTGAAATATGATACCCAGTGTCTATAACAGCATCATCATCATCATCTTCATCTGAGTCATCATCATCTTCAGATGATGTTTTAACCTCTAATACTGGATGAGTAACATAAACATCTGACACATCGACGCATTTGTAATTTGGCATGCTAACTATCAGTTCTTTAAAGAATCGACTACGTTCATTTGAATCCTTGACCGTTTCAAGCGATATCTCTTCAAGACTTACAGGCTCATCATTATTAGTTTCTTTTATTTTTTTTATCAAAAGCTCATTAAACTCATGTGCCTTAGCGTTCTGAGGGAAGCGCGTAATATACTCACCCTCATCATTCAACTCTACTTGTATTTTAGCCTCGCGAGATGAGGATTGGCGAAACTCGCTCATTTTAAAATCCAGCTTCACATATTTTACTGACACCTCAAATCCTTTCTCGGTGTAATTGATATTTGTTACATCCCCTTCTTTTTGTAGTTCTTCACATATAGATTTTATTGTAACTTCCATATCACTTAAACCAATTGCACTATTGACAATATTAATTGATACTTTCTCTCTTCTTCCTACAGTCCCAAGAATTTCTGATAAATATTCAAAGTCATAATAACCGTGAAAGTTCTTCGAAAAATCCAAAGCTAGTGTCTTCCGCTTTGTATCCTTAGAAATTATAATGCCTCTTTTGAAAAAAAGGCTTTTCATGTCTTCATGAGTCACCTTTGTTTGATTGAGAGCATCAAACATAGCCTTGTCATTAACGCTATACAAACCGATTTTCATACTTATCGCTCCCAACCAATCTCAACAGAACTGAAGTGAGGTTTTGTAAATTCAACTTGGTGAAAATCAATGGCATCAATTATGGTTTTTTTATGTTCATCGAAGCCCCATTCTCTACAGTATGTTTCCTTAGCACGCATAAAAATACTGCGAACATCTTTATAAATGCTTGGATGTACAATTCTAATTCTTATCTTTTCGTTCCCATCCAAGAGTTGGTATTTTGATAACGTATCAAGAATATAAACAAACTCTAATTCATTACTCCCCTCGCCGTTGTAATAAATAACATAACCGTGCTTATAGGTCGTTTTCCATTCTAAAGTTTCTTCATCACAATGTTTAACATCGTTGTGCTTGATTATCAAAAAAGGCCCTGTTAACAACTCTACTGTTGCCGGGTGTTCTTCAGGTGACCCACTAACTTTATGAAGTGATAGATCTGGGTAAAAGAACTGATAGTTTTTACCTAAAGGAAATTCTCGATTGTGACTAAGTTGAGACAAGTCCGTAATTATTGACTGCAAATAATTTATAGTTCTCGGCTCAATAACATGAATCTTCTGACCTTGTTTGAGAGGAATATTATCAAGATTAATACCGCGTTTTGTTTTATCAGTTTCTGAATTATACGACTGATAAAACACATCATAGAATGATCGGTCAAACTCACCATCATGATTATATACAAAGAGCATTCCTCTAACCTCAGAAGAACCACTTTGATAAGAGTATCTATCCTTCCATTCCTTGCTACCTTCTGCGCAATCAATTGAGTTAGCCAATGAGACCAATGCGTTTCGCATTGAGGTTGCTGTTATCGACCCTTTTACATAACTTTTTAAATCTGTATTTAAAAATATTGTCCGATTTAAGTATGGATCCTTATAGGAAAAAACAACATCAGTCGGGTGTGTTCCAGACTTTGTTTTGTGTTGCGTCGACTTCAGACACTGAAAGTTTTCATTGGTTACCCCAACAAGCTCCCACTTGAACCACTTAAATAAATCGGAAGATATCTTTTCCGCCATTGCTGAAATATTTTGAGTTTCACCTGCCATGGGTAGTCACCTTTTTGATAAATCCCTAATTGTTACAAGGTAGCCTGTGCCATATCAAACCTAAGAATGAAGGCATGACTGACCGATCAGTATCATAAACTCAATTTGAATGCATTATCTTGCATGAAATTGCATGCGTTTTGATTCCAGAAATTGTGAGCCAGCGCCAGCGCTGGCGCGGCTTGCGGCTCCTGATGCACCTGCATTAAAAGCGCCCCGTTAAGCGCGCAGGCGAGGCGGGGATAGCACTGCGCGCCAGACGTGGTGACAGGATTTATTTTACGCGTCTGTGCGCGTCGT